CACAACCTGAGGCATAAGGAAGACCAGAAAGAACTGTTAACTCCCGAGGCGGTGGAGCTTCTTACCTCCCCGCTGGAGCTGGCGGCGTATAAAAACGCCATTATGGAGGCCATGTTCAAAGGAACCAAACGGAATGTGCAAAGCGAGGACGACCCAAAAAACGCGCGGGTCGAGTGAGCGACGATGAGTTGTTCACTCGGTTTTTGTACTACGGCACCGTCCAACTCCGCCGTTCCGAAGAAGAAACGTGGCTCATGCCCATCGGGTTTCTTTTGGACTTGTGGGAGTGCCACAAGCAGTTTTTAGGCATTTCCAAGCCCAAGCGGGAGCTGACCATCGACGATGTGATCCCGTATGGAATCTAAGAAATTTTGCGGGAAAGGAGGCGGCGTAAATGGCGGACGATTTTGGTTTGAAGATTGGCATCGAAGGCGAAAAGGAAGTGCGTCCAGATAGGGCGCAGTGAAAAGTAGAATTTATGGTACTACCCCGTAAGATAACGCGGGAAGCAACTCACCTAACCGAAAGGCGAAAGCTGACACGGGAACATAGCACGGTGGGAAAGCGGCAAGTCACCTAAAGGCAATTTGGTGCGACTGAACCGCAATGCTAAGCTGATATAAGGATAAAACCGGGTATGTTTAAGGCGAGTTTCGAGTTCTTGTTTCGCCCCAAGCGGTGGAAAGTGCCTGACACCACCGGTATGAGTAACATTACGGAAATTCGTGACGTAATGGGTTATCAGCAAACTCATACAACACGCAGGAGAACCTGTGGTAAAGAAACGGAAGCATATCCGACAATCAGCATACCAATTCACTGCGCTAACTGGAGATACCCTAAACGGAAACGCCGTAACAGGCTATAGCTTTTGAGCTTGAATATTCCGCACGGGTACGGAGCGTCCGTAGTAGTCAAGGGCGGTAACGCCGTCATAACGGCAAAGGGACGCAGTTGTTATGTGCCAAAACAGAAGAAAGTTAGAGAGGAATACCTCAATGGCAGAAATGCTACCAACAACTGAAATTTTGGAGAATGTCAGAAGAAACTCAAGCAAAAACAAGGACGAAGTATTCACGCGGCTTTACCGTTACTTGCTTCGCCCCGACCTGTACTATTTAGCCTATAAAAACCTGTACGCAAACAACGGCGCGGCTACGAAGGGTATAAATTCGGACACGGCGGATGGCTTTTCGGCAGAAAAAATTAAAGACATAATCAAATCTCTATCGGACGAAAGCTATACGCCAAGTCCAGCCAGACGGACATATATTCAAAAGGCAAACGGCAAGACGCGCCCGCTGGGTATTCCGACCTTTACGGACAAACTTGTGCAAGAAGTGTTGCGAATGGTTTTAGAAGCGGTTTACGAGCCCATCTTTCTGGACTGCTCACACGGTTTCAGACCGAACAGAAGTTGCCATACCGCTTTGAAAGACCTCAAACATCAGTTTTACGGTGCGAGATGGTTTGTAGAGGGCGACATCAAAGGCTGTTTTGATAACATTAACCACCAAGTTTTAGTCAACGTTATCAATGCTAAAATCAAGGACGCACGGCTTATCAAGTTGATATGGAAACTTCTTAAAGCGGGTTATTTGGAGAACTGGCAGTACTACGCAACTTACAGCGGAACCCCGCAAGGCGGTATTGTTTCGCCAGTATTCGCCAATATATACCTGCACGAGCTTGACAAGTTTGTGATGAAATTAGCAGAGGATTTTGACAGGCCGCGAACGCAGAAATACACCGAAAAGTATGAGAAACTGCGGCGTGAGGTTGAGAGAATACGCCGTTATCTCAAAAACGCGGAGGGGACGGAACGGGAACGCCTTATTGCGGAATTAAAGACCGTTAGGGCAGAACTTCTGAAAACCCCGAGCAAGTCGCAGACGGATAAGCGGATACGCTATATTCGTTACGCGGATGATTTTCTTATCGGCGTGAACGGCAGTAAGGAAGACTGCCAAGAAATAAAGCAGGCGCTGTCGGAATTTATACGCAAAACCTTGAAAATGGAACTCAGCGAGGAAAAGACGCTCATAACGCACAGCAATACACCCGCAAGGTTTTTAGGCTATGATATAAGGGTCAGGCGTGACAACAAGACCATCAAACACGGAAGCGCGACAAACTGCACCAAAAGGACGCTCAATAATATGACCGAACTGGCGGTGCCGTTTGACGACAAAATAATGAAATTCCTGTTTGACAACGCAATCATAAAGCAGGAAAACGGAGCAATAAAGCCTATTCACCGGAAGTCTTTGTTGCGGTGTACGGATTTTGAAATCGTGTCCGCGTATAATGCGGAAGTGCGAGGGCTATGCAATTATTACTCTATGGCAAGCAATTTCCGTAACTTGAACTATTTCGCCTATTTAATGGAGTACAGTTGCTTGCTGACCCTTTGCGCGAAGCATAAATGCACCATTGGCAAAATCAAGGAGAAGTATAAGGATGGCAATGGCAAATGGTGTATACCGTATGAAACGAAGCAAGGGAAAAAATCCCTTTATTTTGCGGAGTATTCGGAGTGCAAGGGCGCGAAAAATCCAAGCGACAGGATATATAATGCCGCGTTGCTGAACAAATCTTCAAGAACCACATTTGAAGCGCGTTTGGCGGCAAAATGTTGTGAGTTATGTGGAACGGCAGAAGCGGAGCGTTACGAAATTCATCACGTACACAAAGTGAAAGACCTTAAGGGTAAAGAACCGTGGGAACAAGTGATGATTGCCAAGCGGAGAAAAACGCTTGTTGTGTGTACTGACTGTCACCATAAAATTCACAACCAGAGTTTTAACTGACGGAATAACAATGGAGAGCCGTGTATATCGAGAGGTATAAGCACGGTTTGGGGAGAGGGTGAAGGAAACCTACCGCCGAAAGGCGGCAAGGCGTCTTTTCCCTACTCTACTTTAAAAACGCCCTGCGGGACATCAACCAATCTTTCAAAGTTTTGGGTTCTGAAATGAATCTTGTGGCCTCGCAGTTTGATAAGCAGGATCGGTCGGTCGAGGCCATCACGGCGCGCAACCGCGTGCTGAACAAAGAAATCGACACGCAGAAAGAAAAAATCTCAACCTTGGAGCAGGCCCTCGCCAACGCCGCCTCCTCCTTCGGCGAAACCGACAAACGGACGCAAAACTGGCGGATCCAGCTCAACAACGCACAGGCCGAGCTGATCAAGATGGAGCGCGAGCTGGAGGGCAACAACAAGGCGCTCGATAATGCGGGTAATGAGTTCAACGAGGCGGAAAAACAGGCCGACGAATTCGGAGATGAGGTAAAAAAGAGCGCCGATCAGGCGGATGACGCCAGCGGGCGCTTTGAAAAACTGGGTGGCGTTTTGAAGGGGATCGGCGTGGCAATGGGCGCGGCGCTGGCGGCCATCGGCACGGCGGCGGTAGGCGCGGGCAAGGCTCTTGTGGATATGTCGGTCAATTCGGCTACCTATGCCGATGAAATTCTTACCGCCTCGACCGTAACCGGCATGTCTATCGACAGCCTGCAGGCGTACAAGTACGCGGCGGAGCTTGTGGATGTCTCCTTAGATACTTTAACCGGCAGCATGGCAAGGAACGTCAGATCCATGTCTTCAGCAAGAAAAGGCACCGGCGAAATTGCGGACGCTTACCGGCGGCTCGGAGTTTCGGTCACTGACATGAGCGGCAACCTGCGCAACAGCGAAACCGTCTACTGGGAAACCATAGACGCCCTCGGCAAGGTGTCCAACGAAACCGAGCGCGACGCGCTGGCCATGCAAATTTTCGGCAAATCCGCGCAGGAACTCAATCCCCTTATATTGCAAGGTTCTGCAGGCATTGCGGAACTGACCGAGGAAGCAAAGCGCATGGGCGCGGTGATGAGCGAGGATACACTGAACGCCCTCGGAAAATTTGACGACAGCATCCAACGGCTCAAGGCGGGCGGCGAGGCGGCAAAGAACATGCTGGGCACCGTGCTGCTTCCCCAGCTTCAGATATTGGCCGACGACGGAGTTACACTTCTTGGCGATTTTACGCGGGGACTGTCCGAGGCCAACGGCGACTGGACAAAGATAAGCGAGGTCATTGGCAATACGGTGGGAAGCCTTGTGGATATGCTGATGGAAAACCTGCCGAAGCTCATTCAGGTGGGCCTGGATATCGTGACTTCCATCGGCGGGGCTATTGTGGACAATCTGCCGGTTATTATCGACGCGGCGGTGCGGATTGTCATGACGCTGCTGCAGGCTTTAATCGACGCACTGCCGCAGATAACCGACGGCGCTTTGCAGCTTGTAATGGCGCTGGTGCAGGGGATTATTGCCAACCTTCCCGCTTTGGTGGAAGCCGCGGTGCAAATGATTGCGACGCTGGCGTCCGGCATCGGAGAGGCGCTTCCGGAACTGATACCCGCTGTAGTTGAAGCTATTATCCTTATTTGCGAAACGCTTATTGACAACATGGATCAAATTTTAGATGCGGCCTTTGCCATTATCGAGGGGCTGGCGCAGGGACTTTTAAACGCTCTGCCAAAGCTTATCGAGGCGCTTCCGCGAATTATCGCGTCAATCATTGATTTCGTGACAAGCAACCTTCCGAAGATCGTAGAACTTGGGATTACGCTTATCGTCCAGTTGGTTGTGGGCCTGATCAAAGCTATTCCGGAGCTGGTCAAGGCGCTTCCGCAGATTGTTGCGGCCATCCTTGAAGGCTTGGGCAAGGCGGTTGTTTCGGTGGTTGAGATCGGCAGGAACATTGTCAGGGGTATTTGGGAAGGCATCAAGAGCCTCGGAAGCTGGCTGTGGGATAAGGTCAGCGGCTTTTTCTCCGGCATTGTCGACGGCGTGAAAAATTTCCTTGGCATCCGCTCCCCG